TACTGGAGAAGTTTGGGTTCACTGATGCGGCAGATGCATTAGGTGAATTTTCATTCGCCGATATGATAAAAAATCTATTCTTTGCAATCACTGATAAAGTATTAGGGTTTATACAGCACATCAAAGACCAGATCGCCGATATAGGCATTGGTGGTATGGTTGCTAACATGGCTATAGACATATTAAAGATACTGAAGAAAATTGCAATGTTTCCTCTCGCAGTTGCTGCTGGTGCCGTTATGGGATTAGCCGCGGCATGGCCTGGTGGAGATTCACCGGGTGAAGCATTCATGAAGGGTTTCAATGGTGTGATGTCTGCAGGTGATGCTACACTTGATTCAATGAAGATTCAGGGTGATGGTAAGGATGAGAACGGCGACGATATACTGGAGAAGTCCGGCGAGAACGAATTGGCCCGTAAGGATAACATTGAAAAGGGTACAACTAATGTTATGGCAAATACCAGTGATAACTCAACCAAGACACAATCACAGACATTCGTCATGGGTGCTCCTGCTCCTAATAAGGTTAGAGGTTCTCTAGCTACCAGATAAAAAAAGGGACCCCGAAGGGTCCCAAAAACATCCATGTTAAGGTTATTTTTCTTCTTAGTTTTCCTGCGCGAGTTTCGCAAAGTATGATAAGGTATCTTCCTCGGCATCGCTTGCGGCTGGAGTTGAAACCGGAGCCATATCAGCAGTAGCGCCGATAGGGTTAGATTCAACTACATTCATTGCAGGCATTTCCATCGCTGGAGCACCAGCATCAATACCTAAGACTTTATTCATCTTCATCTTCAGTTCATCATAAGACTTATAGTTCTTAGGGTCTGTGAAGTCTTGTAGTGAGTGTAGCTTATTAAACACACCCTCTAACATATCTTCATCACCGTCAAATAAACCTGACTGAGGAGAGAACTCCGACTTGTCATAGTTTACCCAACCTTCAACTTTACGAATTTTAATCTTAAAGTCTGCACCTTCCCAAAAGTCATATGGGTTTACTGGGGATTCATCTTCAAAAGCAGGTTGCATTGCTTCCATAATCTTATCAAAGATTTTCTTACCAAACTTATAAAGGAATACTTTACCTTCATTAGCTGGGTTGGATGGGTCTGATATAACCATCACATTACTTACATAATGTAGACGCCTTTTACGATCCCTTGCAGTAGCTTTATCTTCATCACGACCCGAGTTCCATAGAACACTGTTCATCTCAGATACTGGATCATCTTGTCCTACTGAGGTCAAAGAGTTCTCGATGTACCATAAGCCAGTTGGACCCTTGAATCCGTGATCCCAATACCGTACCCATGGAAGGTCTTCACCCTCTTTGGCTGGTAGGAATCTGACTACGGCATAACCGTTTCCTGCTTTGTCTCTAGTGGGTTTCCAGAACCGATCATCATCATATGAATTAGATTCTGTTTTCGTGGTAGATACTGCTTCTGCAGCTTTTACGAGTTTGTCGATCGACGAGCCTCGTGAGCTCTTTAGGTTTGCAAATGACATTGTATTTTCTCCGTTGTATATGCAGTGTATTAGGGCAGTATGCCCTTTCTATTGTATTTCACTTTATTCATAATATAGTACTATTATATCACATTATTGTGACGCTGTAAACCCTTTTCTTAATAAAATTTTACATTTATCAGGATTAAAGCTTACAAATGGGGTATATTTAGTGATCTTCCTTTCTATATCAGGCCACATAATAGTGTCGTTGATATTCTTGGTTTCACGCTTCACAAACCCCAATATAGCGTTGAGAATTACTACACTTTCCAGTGATATCTCTTCTCTCAGCCATAACTTGATTACTAACGGCAACTGACCATCTTCTGATATTAACAGCTTATCAAAGTCCTCACACGTTAGTAATATATTATTTATATCAACCGAGAACACACGATGTATTGATTCTTGTATCCTCTTATGATCCTTATAATTTCTTTCACCAGACTCGTTGATCATATCACCCACATACCCAACGCCCATCTTAAAGTTGGAGACATAGTACGTCAATAGGTCGGTATCATAGTTCTTAGCTAGTTTAGCAAAGAAGTACTTGTCTTTCCTTCTCATGAAAGCTTTAGGTGATGCATTGGACTTATAGTTATACTTAATCGCATCATACCCGTCAGTTTCAAAGTGAAGCTTGAGAGCGTTGTACATCTTATATGAGTCAAATGGGTCTATCATATCGGTAACTTATTACTCCCTTTGATCCTTAATAGATTAAGTTCTATAGCTTCCTGCTCTATCTTTTGTTTAAGCGAATCTGATAGTAGTCTGTTAAGACTTTTGAAGTCCATACCACGATCCTCTATGATACTAGCCGCAGCCTCTATATACGATACACCTACACTTGTCTTAACCAACGTTTCTACTGCTGTAGAGAACCGTTTTCGTGTCATAATCTTATCTTCTATCACATTACCCTCAGTAAGACGCAGTCTTTGTTTACTCGGCCGTTTGGTATACTGATCTTAGTGGTAAGTTTATCCCACACCCTTTTCTCCATCTGTTTATGCGTACACTTCAAAGCCTCGGGTAGTATATCAAGAGGCTTTCTTAATTTAGCCGATTTGGACAAACTAGGCTCGAAGTTCTTAATACTTGTACCACTTACCTCAAACCCTCGGGTTGAAGTTGATACGTACATATGCAAGGCCTTGTATTTGGTATTGTATACGAATAGTATTTCCTTGCCTGGTATCAATACGGGATTGATTGACTGGATCTTTGAGTCTATGTCTTCTTGTTTAAACTGAAGGTTCTTAATCTGCAGATCTGTAGTCTTAGGTTTCTTAGCCCTAGGCAGTCTTACAGCTTTAAATGAGTCCTTAAGTTTTGCCAAGTCAGTGAATACCGAATCCATTAGGTTCAACATCTTCTTCTGATTACGCTTAGTTATGTGTGAGTATGACTCTTCAGCTTGATCACACTTCTGATCATATGCATCTTTTATATTGTCATATTCAAATTGAACTATACGTCTGAAAGCATCGATGGTGTTACCCTTTAACTGATGTGACTTCCACAGCTCATATGTTTTAAAGTCTATCTTGAAGTTACCATTTTGCCACTCGTCAATCACCTGTTCGTCCCAGTCCCTGTGAATTGTCTCCATCATAAGGTTATATGATCGTTGCGCTGGACTAATAATTGGGGCAGCAGTAGCAGCCTTTTCTAAAGCCTCTTCCTTGTATGACTGTGACAGTTCAAGATTGGCTTTAAGTTCCTTTCCAGCACGTGCATGCTGTTCGTCACTATGTTTCCAACCCCTATAATGTAACCTAGAGAGCTTTGCGCAACCCTCTATCATTCTCCAGTCTTCCAGAAGTTTAAATGACTGTAGGTCTTTTTTAGTGAAACCGTGGAATTCCTCAGCATACTTTAATACGTATGGAATATAATCTTTGGTCTTATAGAAATAATTGTACCACTGAGCACCTGCCATCCATGCTGAAGCACCCTCTTCGGGTTGTGGACTATTCTCATCCCACCATGGTTCTGGTCCTAAATGAATGTCTTCGATTGAAGCTCTATTCTTGCGGCCCTTTGTTCGAGTTTTTTCTAGTGCTTTACTTACCATAATATATCCTTACTTTTTGGTTTATACATCTATTATAACATGCTTTTATCAAAATGTAAACACTTTTCTTCAAGAGATTTCATATTTCTTAATGCCTCTGATATAATTCTCTGCGGCATTCTCAGCATATGTGACAGAATGATCTCGATACCATTCTATGCCTATAATACTCTCGCCGTCATAATATCTGCATCCAAAGTAGTTACCACCTACTACTCCTACGGTTCGTATCACGTCAGCTCGTAAGTTACCGTGCTGATAAGACCCGACTTCCATATAATTAACTTTTGGTTGTATTCTCATGATTCTTATTCCACTCTGCTTTACGAGCTTTCCAAGCCTCGTGCTTATCTTTCTCTAATAGAAACCCACCCCATACACAAATCACGATGAGCACAAACATAACAATACTTGCTATTACT